TTGTCATTATCCACGACCCCCTCTCTTTTCTCAAGAAGAGAATCATCCATTTCGCCTTTGGTTGTAGTAACGATCAATTTGAACTCCTGATAAGTGCCGCCGATGCCGTGTTAGCAGGCATGGTAATTGTGAAATTAGAAGATGTTTTGTCTGAACCAAAGTCCAGCACAGCAACCGATTTGTTGCCTTGCGTCACGTTGTAAATCAAAGCACAGCGTGCAGTGACTGCGGCGTTAAACACCACATCAGCAAAATCCACATAAGCGGTAAACCCAGAAGAGTTAATTGTGACACCGGTCAACGTTACGCCGCCAGCCACATAGCCTGTACCCGTAACTTCACCGCTTGTTGTGTAAACAGTGGTAGCTTCGTTCAAATCCGCATTAGCCGTGTACAGCGCAATCTTGAGCGTGTTGGTAAGCAAATTGTGGACGCCCGTATACAACTGCGTTTTAAAGCTGGTCGTTTGGGTCTGGACTATTGAGCTCATGAGACTTGAACCCTAACTTGTCCATCACGATAAGCGTCAGCGCGTTGCTTGCCATCTGCCAAGTTTTTATACAGAGCAATAGCTTGAACATAACGTTCTTGAGCAAGAGCAACCATATCTGCTTCGCCCTTCATGTACATATACGCTTCGCAGATCGTGCCATACAACAGTACAGAGTCAAAGTTATCGCCTAGCCAAGTAGTACCAGCAGTGACAATGGATTCAGGATAGTAGTAATAATGTAACTCTACACTGTACGTACCATCAGGTGTTGGCCCAACAATGAAAGACAACTCATTGGTAACTGCGCCAAGAGCGGTAGTTGTCGGGCCAAAAATAGCGTAATGCTTGGGTTTACCTGTACTTGTTGGATTGGGATATGCTTCACGAATAAAGTTCACATCTTTGTTTAGCAGATACAAATACTCACCGCCCGCCACTGGGTATACGGCTATTGAATACACCGATAGAAAATCTTCTGGAGCCGACAAATACTTGTTGGTCGCAGTGATTGTGCCCGTCATGTTCTTCCGCAAATTAGCAGGCTGCGCAGTGTTGTATATGCGCTGTTCTGCTTGACGGATGAACGTATTCATGTCGTCAGTTGGGAATGAGTTCTCGCAGTAGTTGCTTACCTCAGTGACAAGCTGGGTGTAGTTCATGCCATGGGGCCCCGTGCCATCAAGCCTTTAGTAGCTGCGCCAGTACCGCGAACCTTGATGCCGCTAGTCTTAACTGGCTCATTACCAGCAGACTTACTGAATGCGCCAACACTCATATCAAGTGTGTCAAGCTTGCTGTGATCTGGGCCGCTACCGGGGTTGGTAGAAGCTTTCACTTCTTTGCCTGTCATAGTATGTGGCTTGGCGTAGACTTTGGCATCACCAACTTCTTTGCCCATTAGTTTTTTGCTAAATGTGGCCATGATTAGCCTCGCTTTTGGTTGTTAGCGCGGGCCATGTTGCGGCCAACTTTACGCATTTCCATGCCAGTGACGCCAGCTGTCTTTTTACCACCCATGGTTTGCTTGGCGGTTGGGCCACTGTCGCCCAAGTTCTTGCCTTCGGTTTTGCCCTTTTTGGCGATGCCGTCGGCTGATCGTGTGTATGCCATTTGAATCTCCTTCAAGATATTGATACTGTACCAACAAATGTGGTTGCCACCAAGTAGTTTGGCGTCAATCCTGCGTCAAAATTACTAGCCCCGCCTACGGGTGCCCAGCCCCACTGGATGTCTCGTGAACCACCAGATAAGTTACCATTGCTGTTAACACCAGACGTTACATACGTTGTATCTCTACGTGGATTACGCAGGGCTTGTGGGTCATCAACAGGAAACGTACCTAGCATCAACTGCGGCTGATCGGGGTCCCAGCACTCAGGGCAAACCAACAACTCATACTTACGCTGCTTAATGATCTCAGTCTTAAGCTTTTTCAGTTTGAACTGCTGGCCGCAACGATCACATTCAGCAATCGCTATCTTGCCGGATGCGTACCGATTACCCATTAGTAACCCCCACCGCTTCCAATAAACATTGGTCTAGGTACGAACCTTACGGCTGCTTTTTCGCGATCCTCGCCCGCTGCAATCTCAAATGTCTCCATGTACATTTGTTTGAGCATTTCTACACGGGGCATTAATTCTGGAACTTTAACAGCAATGTGATACGCCAAACCCGACACCAAAGCAGGTAGGAAACGGAAATTCATATCAGCCGTTTGTACACCAGCGCCAGCATCTTGAACGCGGCGCAGTCTCCAGTATACGAACTGGTAAGGCGTTGAGTTATCAGGAGTAGGCCAGACAGTCACGGCTGGAAGTTGGGGGACATACACCGCTGTACTAATTACATGCGATGCGGCAGTTGTATTATTTTGACCACGGAACACCCCACCAAGGGTATTACCGGTGACATAGGTGTAGTAAATATCTTCGCTATCTAACCGGATAAATCCGGCATTAGCTAGTCCAACCACTGTGCTAAGCGTGATTGTTGTGTCCGTAGAGTTTATGGCTGCCGCCAAGACCGCAGACGTTGGATTAGTCTCGCCAGAAAGTCTTTGAATCCAGACTTGAATTGGACGAGCTTGCTGAAGCTTGTTTGGAATAGTGGCATAAGTAGAAACGCTGATGCGTGAAATGGTTAAGTCCGCCTGCGTAGATACAGTATTAGACCCAGTACGAATGACATGTTCTAGCAAGTCAATCGTGTCCGTTGGCAGGGCATACGTGGCAAGCCCCGGAGTCAGGTTAATGATTCCCTGCTCCATTGTCCACATATTTATACCCTTAGACTGCCATTCAATAGTCATCAGGTTCATTGAACGACGAGCTGTTCTAAGGTCGTAGCCCGAACGCATTTCACGGCCCGCACGCTCCCAAGCTTCCTCGGCGATCTCCGTGAAGTCCATATTGAAGAGGGTTGAGCCGGTAGTGGTCATCTAAATCCTGCCGTTTTCTTTGCAATGGTTTTGGGTTGGGCCACAAACTGTTTACCAGACACTTTGCCCGCACGTTTAGCGCGAGTTGTAGCCGCGTATTCTGAGGGGGACAAAGATTTTATAGCTGCTTCGGGCAAATACCTCTCTCCCGTCTTGCTTGACGGCTTGCCAGACTTAGTGCGCCATTTCTGGTCACCCCAGTCTTTAAGAGATTTTTGCGGGGCTTTCAATCTTTGTAACCTCCACCGGCTTCTTTATATTTTTTTGCAACAAGCTGCGCTTTACGTGCTGACCACTGCCCTGCGTTAGTGCCATAAGTGGCGGCGGCTTTTACTTGTGACACAATCTTTTTGCGAAGACCGGGTTTGGTATAGTTACCTGCTTCATTGACTTTACCACCTTCAGCATACTGCGTAAAGTCAGTGTCATCGCGGCGGGCTTTACGCTTACCGCTTGGCATTTTGCTGGGCATCATAGCCCCCATCCCACGGCTAGCCATCATAGTTACACCATTTTTCCACGTGTTTTACCTTTAACACAGCAGCCATCAGCACGTTTAGATGCAGAAGACACTTTACCGCCACTAGCCATCTCACGGGGAGAGGGGGGCATACGTTTTTCTTTGGTAAAAATACGAGCGTCTTTTTTGTCTTCATACGCTTGAAGCTCTTTGGCCGTAGGGCCACCTTGTTTACCACGACCAGCGCCAGCTTTAGAAGGATTGGGGCCAACATACTCAGAAGCGCCAACCCCCATATCGGGTTTAAATGGTTTGTCTGAGTATTCCGGATCTAGTTTATAACCATCACCATATACTTCGGTCAAGTCTTTGTATTTAGCCATATTAATTCCTTAGCACATCTTGCCACGGGTTTTGCCTTTGGTAGCAATACCATCAGCTCGACGTGATGCAGAACTTACAGAACCGCCAGACTTCATGCCCAACCCAGAACCACCAAAATCAACGCTGTTTCCACCACGATCTTTACCGCCAAAAGCAGAACGCAGGCGCTCACCAACAGATCTAGTGTCAGTCGAACCGCTACCGGCTCTAGCGCGTTCGCGGCTTCGCTTCGCCCGCTCTGCCAAAGACATTTTGGTTTCGTCGGCTTCTGTTTTGGATGCAGGCTTAGACTCAGCTTTAGGAGTAGGTTTTGCTGCAGGTTTTGCTTTAAGTTTGGATTTAGGCACATCCATATTGCGAGCGCCAGTACCCACTGACTGGGCAATATCCATTGCTTCATCGGAAGCATTTGCTGCCTCCATGGCGTCAATTTCACCACCGTCTTCGTAACGTTTTTTCATGTTAACTCCTTAGCAGGCGTAGCCGCCCTTGTTCATTTTAATTTGCGTGCCTTTGGTCTTGCCTGTTTTGGCAATACCGTCGGCGGCGCGTGTGTAGCCTCCAGAGGAAAGTTTAGTCATGGGTTGACCTTTATGCAAACGGCCTTCGTGTTTGTTCACAGCTTTTTGCATCATGGACTTGTCTTGTTTTAGATCAGCCTTCATGTCTTCTTTAGCGTCACTAGCCATGCCGCCTTTTTTCATAAAGCCCATTTTATTACGTACGGCTGTAGGTAACTTAGCTACACCGGGGTTCTTCTTCATATCTACTGGTTTCATATCGCCACCTTTTGCAAATTTGCGGCCTTTGTCAGCCGATGAAAAATCTTTGCCCACGAACTGTGGGACGCCTGCTTTCTTGGCAAACGCTGGGTTATGAGCCACCGCTTCCATGAAATTGTGTTGCTTCTTACTCGTGCTTGGCATCATCGCCCCGCTTGAATAAGTTGGTCAATTTTTGCTTCAAGCTTGTTGAAGCGCTGGTCAATGTGGTTTGTAATGCGATCCACTTCTGCTTGAGTAACATTATCACGGGCAACCTCCTCGCGTGTTTTGTTCAACAGGATCGTGATACGAGCCAGCTCCCTGAACTTTTCATTCATCATGTAGCCAAGCAGC